GAGAAAAGGTGACAAAATCAATGAAGGTAAAATGAAGGAACTAACCAGTGGAAAAGATGTGATTTCTTGCAGAGCACCTTATATGCCGAACATGATTACATTCATCCCTCAAGCAACTTTCGCAATTGCTTGTAATATTATGATGGAAGTGGACAGCAATGATGGAGGCACGTGGCGTCGTATTCGTGTTGCAGAATTTCTATCTTACTTTACCGAAAATCCTGTAGATAATGATCCAAATCGACCCTATCAGTTTCCAATCGATTGTGAAATCGATAACAAATTCGATAGATGGAAAGAGGTATTTATGTCTATGTTAATTGATCGTGTCTTAAAGACAAATGGATATGTGAAAGATTGCGATATGGTGATGGCTGCAAGTAATAAATACAAGCAGAGCCAAGATTTATTCAGTCAGTACTTTGATGAACGCATTATGGTCGATGCAGACAGTACTCTCAACAAGAGCAATTTGTATGAAGATTGTAAAGTGTGGTATTCCAATAATGCAAATGTCAAATGTCCTACTTCCCGCGAATTAGCCGATAACCTGGATAAAATGTATAGGAAAAATGTGCGAGGAAAATGGAAAGGCATTGGTATTAACTATGGAAACGACAATGATGATGATAATGATGAGATAAAGGCGATTGCCGATGTTGACCCAGAAGAACTAAATCATACATAAATAAGAATATTTGATTGAATATTGTAATTATCTATAATATCCAATTTTTATTTCACAGGGGTAGCGGTAATAAATTTTCCGATATACATGACGTTTCTATACAAGAACCTCTCAATGTGAATAACATAATACGGGTACAACCCAACCAATAAGATAATAATAATAGTTGGATACAGCTTTTTCATGGAAAAATGCTGGTATAAAAATAATAACAATACCAATGCAAATACATAATACGCAACTCTAAAAAAGTGATTCGCTAATTCCCAATTTTGAATTTTTGGTTGCACAAAAGTGGATGCCTGGTCGCCCTTAGTCAAATCATTTTTTAAGTAATTATATTCGCGATTCAAATGGTTGTTTTGGACAGTTAACAAATCGTAATATCTTTCATCGTTATCTATGGAAACACCCTTGATTTTGTTATGTTCTTCCAATACCAAATCTAATTCATATTCCAGATCAATATTTCCATCGTCAACTTGCTCTATGATTGCTTGCAACGACGAAATTTCTTTGTTCAACCTCTTTATTTCTCCATCTAGTTTCTTTTTTTCGGCTTTTAATTGTTTTATTTCACGATTGTATTGTCTTATCAAACTTTTTGCTGAATTGTAGCGATTCGTATACCCTTTTATTGATTTATTTAAATTTTGTATTTCACGTTCCATTGAGCGAATACGGCCTTGTTTGCTTCTAATTTCATTGTTGATATTACGAATGTTTTGGTTCAATCTATCTAATACTCTATTTAAATGACGAAGTTTCGATTTTAATTGATCATTCTTTTGAATTACTCCTGGGGGTGGCCCACGTGGCTTAGATCTTCTAGGTTTCGATCCTCCTCCTCCCATAATAAATAATTTATCTATATAATTAGGATAAATTATTATTGATAACAAATTAGAATAACGATTCAAATAGTTTATTTGTTGCATTCGGTATTCTGGATAATGTTTCCGCAAACTGTTTTGCATATATTGGCATATTAATTATAATATCCATAATCATTTCTAAAATAATCATCCAATAAGGAAACAATAATAATCCTATCATCATAGCAATGGTGCGAGGTTGCTTGAGATTGTCTTGTTTACGATACATAAAAAACAAAACTGCTAATAGAATGTAATATGCATACCAAAGTGCTACATTGGCAATCAAATATTCCATTTTTATATGGTCTTCATACGTTGAACGGCGGTCTAAATTGATACGTTTCTGTGTTAATCCTTTAAAAGTTTGTTCTAAATAATAATTTTGTTTGTTTATTTGGTCATGTAATTGCTGTGATTTTCCAAATATGTTCAGTTTGTCTTTTTCCATAGCGTCTTTTGTATCTACCATACCACTCAATAATGCCTTATTTTTCGCATCGGAAATATTGTATTCATCAGTCGTATCATCAAATTCACTTTGTAAAATTTGTTTTGTATTTTCTAATTTGGGCACAATATTATCTCTGTAATTATTGCGAATACCACGTTTTTTATCACGAACGATTTCTTCGTTTATAGCTTGTTTTTTTATTTTCGTATGCTCATTTCTTTTTTGATTGACGTTATTTGTGGTGTTTTTGTGCGTGTTTCTAACGGCCTGTAAATGTCTAAAACTACGACTTTCTACAGAACGTTTACCTCCTATAGTTCTATTGCGTTGTCTGATTCGTTTTTCTAGTTTTCTATTCTCTAATGCTAAGGCACCTACTATGACCCATCCTCCTATTGCCAAAAGTCCGATCGTTGCGAACATAATATAACTATTTTACAATATAGTCATATTATATTTTTGCATATTTGCCTTCTTCGTAAGGACTATTGCACATAGATGGTTGTAAATTTTGAAAGGTTTCGATAGTTTCTTCAGACTCTTCCGACTCAGCATTGGGAACGCATAACAATTGTTCATTATCAAAACTCGTGCCTTCATGACAACACGCGGGTCCAACACAATATTCCAAATCGTTTGCTGCAAGTAAATCGGACTCATCTACTTCTCCAGATTTCTTTTTCAACTCTTCTGGTTCATCCATTGCTAATTTTGTGAAATCCATGTGACTTCGCAGTAATATTTTGAATATTTGTCTTATGCAATAAATTCCTACTAAACTAATAATAACAATCATAGCAATGGTCATTACTGAATTAGGAATGATACTCAAATGACGGTTTACTAGAATCATTAAAATAATGATAAACAATCCAAACACGACTACAGCCAGCATTTTATTGACTTCATGTTGGCGTAATCTATAAGAATTATTAAATTGCATTTCGCGTTGTTTTACAACGTATTCTGTTTCAATAGCCGACTGTTGCTTCTCTAGACGAGTTTTTTCTTCGCCCAGAATACGATGAACTTGTTGCTGCTTGGTTAACAAATCTGCGTTAGTCATATTAGATTGATTATACGCATCGTTCATGGCATCCAATTCTGCTTGCAATTCAGTGATGCGTTTATTTAACTCTTTATCATCACTTTTTTGAACAGTTCCTTGTAAATATCTTTTTTGTAAATCAAAAAAACTTCGTAAATCCACTTTGGGAGGTGTTTCTGTAGTAGACATGATATATATTATAAAAATATTATATCATATATAAAAAGTCGGTAAACATAATTATTGTTTCATCCAAATCATACCAGAAAACACTAATAATGTAGCGGTTGCAATACCACCTAAAACATAGATCTCGTTATTTGTATTAATCATTTGTTCAATATCTTTTAATCGAGCGTCTTCCGCTGTTTCTACACGGTGCAACTTCGTCGAATTCTTGTATGCAGGTTCTTTTTTCAATTCATCTAAAAGTCCAGTTTGATTTGCATTCGTAATAGAATCTAATGTATTCGAGATTTCTTGATGATTTGCAGTAATTTTCTCTACATCATTTTCGTATTGCGCTGCTTTCTTTTGCAGCGGGTCAATCTGTTTTTCTTCAATGACCGTCGCATATTTGTTGTACATAAGTTTTTTGTCTGCTTCCTCTCTTTTCTTTTGTTCTTCCTTTTGTTTTCGTTGTCTTTCTTCTTTGTATCTGCGTTGTCTTTCCATAAGAGCTTTTTGTCTTCTTTCTTGTTGTTTTCTTTTTTGTTCCATGTATGCTCGGAAATCGGCAACAGAACGGAATCCCTCTTGTTTTTTCTCAGGTTCAGGCAAAGGATATTTTTGTCGAAGCTCGGAAGTATAAGTATAATTATCAAATCCTTCAGCATATGGAGCATATCCACCAATAGAAGAGTTATCAGTCTGGCGCGTGCAATCTAAACATCTTCCCAAAGATACAAACGACTCTTGATTATCTTCTTGTTTCGAAATAAGAATGGTATTTCCAAATAAACTCCAATTACTAATTTGCACCTTTTCCAAAGGTCCTTGTAATTTGGTAATGATCAAACGAAAATGCGAAAATTTCTTAGGATAAACAAATTCGAATTGTTCCTTGGATTTTTTGAACTCAGAAGGCATGGTTTTTGTATGTAATGCTTCCCAATTATTTCCGTCATTCGAACCAGCAACAATAAACTCTTTGGGGAACCCATTTGAGCGAGAAGATGATGGTACTTCAATAGTGTAACTCTTCAAAAATATTTGATAAGGGATTTTGATTTGTAACCATTCACCTTTTATATCATTTACATTTTTGTCCACGCCGAGTTTGGTAACAAAGGTGTTACCTTTTTTTCCTCCTCCTCGATAAGCAGATGGATAACGACCTGTGTAAGCGGATTGCGTATAATCAGGATAAGACGAATTCAATGTATTGTATGAAGGATTTCCTTTATAATTTGACTCCCAATAATTCTTATTATCATTGAAAGCGTGATAAGCATCACGATTGACATTTGAACTGGAAGAACAAGACAATATATAGCTTCCATTGGGCATATATGTTCCGGATTGACTTAATCCACTTATGCTAGAATTATTTGATTCAAATACACGTTTTTCTGGTAAAGGTACTACTTTCAATAAGGGTTGACTCATAATTAGTTATTTAATATAAAAGGATATATTAAATAAAAAATATACAATTATTTGTTCAATTTGAAAAACACATAATATAATGTGGTTGTTGCTAAAATACTCAACGCAACCGTTCCAAATTGATTGTAATGATACATGTTATTAATATCCGATGCGATAGAATTTTTCTTATTTTGAATATAATTCATTTTTGTTTGTATATCATTGCGTAACTCTTTCATGTCATCATTATACATATTCATAATTTCGTTATGTGATGCATCAAATTCAGCAAGACCTTTTCCCGTAATTTCATTTAAATCAACGTTTTGCAATGTATACAAGATACCACCATCGATTTTCTTATCTTTGTCATAAGTTACAATCTTTTTGTATTTTTCTTCGAGTGTTTTCTTGTCCATATCTTCTGCTGAACAATTCAATACACTGTTAGACGGATTCAATGCATTATCATTGCATTCAATATATTTTACATATTGTTCATTGAAATCGTTAATTGCTTCATGTAAGCTTAATGATGCATTCATCATGGTCATTCCTTCAACTGCTCCGGTTGTGGTCGAAACAAATCCATTACACGTACCTTCTATCGTTGTACATTTTCTACCGAAAAGAGCCCATTCAGCCAAGGTTACACTATTATTATCAGATTGTTCAAACATTTCCACAATAATCAATCTGTAATATGAATAAGAAAACATATTGTCTTGTAGTGTGTATTCAAATGGTAATGAAGTATCGATATCAGTCGTATCGATATCGCGGGGTTTTTCTTTGTAATTGAGTTTCGCCCAGTTATTTCCGTCATTCGAACCCAGTACAACAAATTTGGTAGGAAACCTATTTTGGTATTTTTGTGGATTCAATGCAGACTGCAAAAAAAATTCTGTCAAGATAAGTTGATAAGGTAGTTCTATTTCAGCCCATTCACCGTCTATCGTGGTTCCATCAGTTAACATGGTCTTATGATATTTATTTTTTCCTCCACCTACATATTTGCCTTTATTATAGGCATCTTGCGTATATCCATCTTGATAACCTGATTTGGACGATTTGATATAAGGCGTTTGCCAAAAAGTAGTATTTCTTCCATCAAACAATTTCAATGCGGAATAGTCAGAAGGACGATTGACACCTTGGTCATCTAAAGAAGAAGACTGTTTTATCTTATACTTTCCATTCATAAACTCTTTTTTGACATCTTTTAATTCCACAGTAAACGTATTGGATTGATCATCTACAATGAATTCGTCTAATGGAACTGCTTGAAATATTTCGTTATTCATAGACATTATGTATTGTTATATTATATGTTTATATTTCTCGCGCGGTATATAAAATATATTAAAGCAGCCACACCAATTCCTAAATTAAGCGTATCTAATTGAGTTGATTGAAATTGTCGAATATAATCTTGGTGTTTCTCTTCTGACCCACTGTGATTGTTTTGTACAACATCGATTTTCCCAACTTTTTCTTTGTTGATGCATAATTCTCTTTCAATACACTTAGTACTATTTGTTCCATCATTGAAAACATCGCGCTGTTCCTCATTATCTGTACGACAAATATTTGCATAGTCAAATTTCTCTTCATTTACCATTATTTCTTTGCACTTTTCGTCGGTTGGCATGTAACCAGTTTGTTCAGCGGTCACATAAAAAAAATCGTTTTTATTATATCCTACAACAATATCCGAAAACATGTAACTATATATATATTATGTAGTTATATATTTGTTAGTGTATTAGTTCACACATACACGATAATACTCATGTTCTAAAGATGTGATACTTTTTCTTGTATATTTACATACTTGTCCAGGTCGCAAACAAATAGCAAGTGATTGTGGGTCAAATCGAGACACTTCGGGTATCTGAGATAAATCACGAATATTATATTTTTCCATCAATTCCTTCAATTCATCATCGCTCAAAATAGTTGATTCAGGTACTAAACTATGTTCTAAGACATTGTATTGAAGACGCTTAATATTATGGATCACAATAAACACTCCTTCTTGTTCATATAAATACTTCATACGAGTAACAAGAGAGTCATTTGGC